CTCTGAATAAAGGATGGTCCCGGCGGTTAGCCACCGCCTGGATCCGGGTGTGAGCTTGGTCCTTGTGAGGACTAAGGAAACGGATACCGCCCGAAAGGCCGGATCTAACTCCTTACTCCTAACTGAAGCCTAAGCTAAGTATTTCTCTTTGTATGGAGCAATCCATTCGGGAGAGTACATAGCCTGGTGACGGTCCGCAAGGAACACTTTCCAATTCATCTTCGCCCGATTTAGCGAAGCTGCATTGTTAAGTATTACCAAGTGACTGGCTCGATTCTGATTCAACCGGTTAGGGTCTATACCCAGGTGCACAGCCTCGAAGAGAGCAACTCTCTCGAAGGCCGACGCCTGTAGTAAGGAACCAAGCCTGTTTACGTCCAACTGCAAGTCACGTACGTGATGCAGTATGACTTGAATCGGAAGTAAGGCCGTCAGTACTGATTGGGCATCCATCCCTGGAGGTAAAAGCGAACTCGTGGCAACCATACGAAGGTATGTGTTGAACAAGTCAACTTGTTGTTTAATCGTCTCCCGAATCATGGAGAGCTTCGCAAAAGCCAGCAACTCATAGTACGATTGTACCATGCTAGCAGGTTTCGCAGAGCACCCCCATAATCCGGCGAGAGAGGTTGAGCCCATTATAGTAGCTTTCTCCTCCCGTCGCTTCTTCCCCTCACCGGAGACCGGTAAGTTGAAGAAGGCATAAGCTTTATCTGCAAGTCTCTGGACAAGTCCAGGGGCCCGCGGATACAAGCCTATGACAGCGACGAATAAGCCTCGGGAAGCCATAGTGTAGAACTTAGGCAGCCACCGTTCCTCTACCTCTCTTACTGCCTGTGCCAGTAGATAATACTTGGTACCTGACAGAAAGTTGGTTAAAGGAGCGGGGGATACTTCCTCAGAATGGTAGATCCATCTCTTAGCGAACTCGCACATGTGTTTTGAAGTGTGAGATTTGTTAGGAGACGTCTCCACCCCTAACGTAGTAAGAATGTTCCGATACTCCTTAGCAACGGCTTCGTCACAGATGACGATATCGTCGCCTAGGAGAGCGTAACCTAGAAAGATGGGACCCTTCCCAACTCTCCTGGCTGCGATCTGAACAATGATGTGATGGCTCAGAGAGAATACTGCCCAACTGCTATACAGTCCCATTGGTTGGCCTGCCATGTATTTCACATAGGCATCCTTCCACGGAACGTAGAACGGTTGACCAGTCATCAATCTAAGCCATGCATCAGCATAAGCTCCACTACCGGTTATCGATGCCACTACGGTTCTCTGCAAGAGCGCAGGGAAACGATCGGTAGCATTTGACAAATCGATAGAGAAGTAAATGCTCTTACCCGCTAGCTTCTTGCGGAAGCTACCCTGATTAAAGGTACAATCACTCTTTATTCCCCTCAGCAGTGCGAACACCGCCTTATGAAGAGGATAGAGACATGTTTGTGTCCAATAATCAGCAGTAGCAATTATCCTACTCTTGGCCTCCTTGTCTCGGATCACCGCTAACTTCCGGCAAAGCCCTTTAGGCTCACCGGGAAATAGTGATGTCCAGACATCGAGCATCCAGAGCGGGATGTCCATCAGCGAACCAAGCTTCTCACCTCCAAGGAAAAGGACATCATCCTTAACCTCCTGAGGAAGGAAGCATAGGTCCCAGATGGCTCCAGCAAGAGCAAGGCCATTAGGTCCCATCTTAGTTGTGAGATGTGGGCGTTCCCAGAGGGGAACGCCGCACACTAACCCAAGGTCCTTCACGACGGCGCCTACCTCCACCTCCATTTCTGGGGGAATTACGGACGTAGTCGGCGTAGTGATCGGATCCAGGTCAGGTGCACCCCAACCCTTAATCAGTCTACTCATACCAAGCAAGGTAAGAGCTAGACGGATGGAGTTGGAATCTCCCGATCGGATAAGGTCTGTAAGCAGCCCGCATTTGGGCAGCCCACATTCCATAAGTCCGATCCCAAGATGTGCGGAACGGTCAAGGGGCTCCCCACACAGGTACTTAGTACATGCCAGGCGAGTAGCTTTTACTCGCTTGATCGTGTCTATGTTACCACGTGTAGAGAGCCACTTGGCCATCCGCTGTGACCAATCGGCGATAGCGGCATCTCCATTAGGCACTCTCAAGTACCAAGAATTTAATAACTTGATGACATTCGTCGCAAGAGTTAATTTCATGGAACAAGAGTTGTGCGTAGTATTTTCTTTATACTACAGCTAATTGGAGACGCATTAGGGCACTAATACCACCTTGGAGGTTGTCTACATATAGGAACTCTACCCTACTAACCCGAAAGGGAAGAGTAGAATGAGAACCTCGCTCATTGCCTAATTACCAAAGGGCATGAGATATGTAGATCCTCTTTAGGATGGTTTTAGTACCGGTGACAGCTACTTTCTCTGAGTACGGACGACGACGTCGTTTCGTCCCTCAAAGGATCCCACTGTCTGGGCTCAGGACCGTCCCCTGGCAGGGATGTGTCTAAACACATGGTGATTCCCCCGCAAGGGGGAC